ATCAGCCGCATGATGCCGATACAGATTTCAATGATGATCGCGAGCATGTCCGTGCTCATGGTTCCCTCCCTGAAAAAGGCCCGGCGGCGAAGGTGCCGCCGGGCGTGTGTGAATCAGTATTTTGGCCGCCAAGCCTCTACCCACGAGCACACGCCATCGCTGCTGTGCAGGCCGTTGTAGTTGATCGCCGCTGCTACCACAGCAGTCTCCTGCTGCCTAATACTGCTGCATCGCGAGCACCACTCCGAGTAGGCATTCGCACGCCACTCGCTATCGTCACGCGGCGTGTCCTGCACGTCGTCGTAGTCAGCGGCCAGCACAGCGTGCGAGTATGACCCGTCTGTGTAGGCGACGTAGGCGACGCCACCAATCTCGCAGCGGCCGATTTCCTGAGTCCCGTAGCATTTAGTTGCGTCCATCTTTCTGGCCTTTCCGTTAGGTGAGCCCGGCGGCGAAGTTGCCGCCGGGCGTGTGTTGGTCAGGCGGCTACGGGCTCAAGCCACCAGCTGCCGACGGTCAGGCGGTTGCCCGGCTCCCAGCTCGTGGACTTGCTAGCAGCCACGACCTTGACTTCGCAGAAGTCGCCGGCAACCAGCACGGTCGCCGTGACGCGGCCGCGTTTGCCGCAGATGTCCTTGCTGTGAACCAGCACGGTTTGGCCTTCGCAGATGTTCGATCCGTTCCATCCGGTCCCGTTGGTCATCGTTCTGTCTCCTGTTTTCTGTCTCGCAGCTCGTTGCTGCGTCATGCTCTCATTGTAGCGGTATCGGCACGGATTGCAAGTGGTCTTCAGAAAAAATCCAAAACGCAAAAACCCCCGAGAAAATTGCTAGTTTGCGGCAAACCCCTTGGACATGTAGCCAGCGTCCTTGGCAAGTTTTTTCACCTCGTCACGGTCAACGAGGTAGGTGCGGCCAATCGTCTGAGAGTAGACGCGGCCATCACGAGCGAGCCGCCGCATGTAGCCCATAGTGCAGCCGTATAGCCGGGCGGCATCTTGGCACGTGATCAGCGTGCGGCCATCGATCTGAAGCGTTGTGCTCATGCCACTACTCTACCGCATACGGCACGGCAGGCAACCCTGGCAGGCCGGGATCGCGGCAGCGGGGAGGGAGGCCGCCGCGATCGACCGGCCGCCCGGCTCAGTGCTTGGCCGCCAGCTCGCGTAGCAGACGCTCACGCTCGGCCAGCAGCCGGTAGATGTCGCGAGCCATCTCGTGGTAGACCGTGCCTATAGACCGCGAAAATCGGTCTGCACGGTGCTGCATTCGTGCCAGGTCGTCGCTGGTCAACGCTTTCTGCTCAGTCATCGGATTCCTCGTAGAGCACAATCGCCAGCAGGCTATAGGCCGCGAGATCGAGCAGCGTGTCACGCACGCCTTCATGCACGAGCGTGCCGGTGCGGCAGTACGTGCGAAGCCGCTGCACCTTGTCCGCGATCCTGACCATGCAGCCACGCCAAGGCTCGATGTCCACGAACTCGGCACCCTGGCGGATGTTGGCTAGCGGATCGGCCTCGCTGCCGTAGTCTGCGGATTTGCTGCGGTGGAGGTCGGCCATCTCCTCGAGCAGCTCAAGAAACCGCCGGCTGGAAGGGTGCTCGCTTCGCTCGTGCAGCGGGTCTGCAACGTCGTCGCTCTCGTCCTCTGGATCGCTCAGCACCGGGTGTTCATCGTCGCAGCCGCACGACATGCGCTCGCCCTCGCAACAGCCCGTCCTGGCCTCCACAGCGGCTCGCAGAGCGGCGTTCTTCTCTTCCATCGTCGTGCCGGCCATCTCGATTTCGTAGGTCATGAGCTGCGGATCTCTCCCTTCGAGCTGATGCGATAGTTGTCCACGTCGAAACTACCGGCCGTGTCAACGGTCACGGTCGCGAATCCCCAGTTCCACCTGTTCACGCGTGCGTATTCCGGCGTCAGGTCGCAAAGGCAACCAGTCGACCAACAGAAGGTTTCGCGATGCCACATGTCGGATTCCGCATGGCCGCTGGTGCGATGGCCGTGGCCCTCGAGCACCGTGTGCAGCAGACGCAGGAACGCACCGCGTGCCTGGTTGACCGGGCTCGAGATGCCTTTGCCTTTCTCGTGGCCGTGCAAGACCGGCAGTTCACCGACCATAATCGGCCGCTGATCCTCTACTAGCTCGATGCCGTGCTCCGCGAAGTCCAGCCACTGATCGAGGCCCATGCGTGGGTCGTCGGAAATCTCCGGTGCGTGCTGCCACAGCCAGTGTTTCCAACGCTCTTCGTGGTTGCCGCTCTTGAAGACAATCGGCACGCCCGGAAACTCTTGCCGTAGCCACGCCAGCAGCTGCGTCGCAGCGTTGATCTCGCCGCGAAAGTCTCTCTTTTTTGGGTCTTTGATCCACCGCGAGATCGCGTAAAAGTCACACGTGTCGCCGTTGAGAACCAGAGCGTCGATGTTGACCGTCTTCAGGTGAGCCACCGCAGCCTGCAATGCCACCTCGCTGTGAAACGGCACGTGGATGTCCGACAGGATGCCGACGATGCCGGTCGTCTCAAGCACATACGGCTCCCACTTCTCGGCCTTGCTCGGTGGCATCTCGACGCCCTGGCCAGGCTTGCGTGCGTCTCGCTTCATCGCCGGCTTCGCAGTCTTACCGCACTGGCCGAACTGCTTCCGTATGCGGTTGCGGGCCTGCTCGAGCGTGATCGCGCCGTTGGCCTCCTCCACTAGCCGCCGTGCCAGTGAGCGAGCCGGGTGCGTCGGATGCTTTCGCACCAGCTGCCGTGCCATCTCTGTGATTGCGTCACCGCCCATCGTTCGCCTCCTTGCGATAGCCAAGCTGCCACAGCACCGTGGCCAGTGTCGTTGCCACTTCCGCCACGTGATCTTCAGACGCGAAACCTTGGCACGCGTGCAGCAGCTCGTGGCACAGCGTGTCGAGTTCGTCTACGTCGGCCAGGCTCGTGCAGACCGTGATCGTGCGAGTGTTGTAGTCGCATAGACCACAGAGGTGCCGCCGCTTGAGAGAGCGGTAGACCAGCTGCCACGGTTGGCCGGCGATCTTAATGTGGCGTTGCTTTGGCATGGCGGGCCTAGCGTCGAGCAAAAAAACGTGCGACTCGCGAGCCAAATGTGTTCAGTGCTTCTTGGCGTTTCTGGCAACCGCATGGCTTGCCAGTAAAAACTTCTACTCGTTGCTTTGTTATCCCAAACAAGGAAAGAACTTTAGCGACTGCATCCCCTAGCCTTATGCTTCTGCGAGACGCTTTGGCTCTGCATGGCCTTCTACCTGGCTTGCCGCGAACAGATAGCCCGCAATGAATACACGCACCGCTGTTGTCGAAAATGCACTCGCTCATGCTTGATCAACCGACCAAGAGTACTCGCAAGTAGTTGTGCCAAAACGACTGCAATCTCGTGTCGCCAGCGTTGGCGACCCGCCAGAAATGCTTGGAAAAGCACTGCAAGCGTAAGAGTCTGCGTTGGCAATGTACCTTCCTTGAATGGCAGTTATTCCTGTGTCTGACCTAAGAGTGGCGTTCACCTGCGTGTTTCTGGTAGCGGCAGGAGATCCTCCAATGCAGCGAAGCGGAATAGTTACAGATAGCAATAACGTGTAGTTTGTGTACGCACCGCTAGTTATGTCGAAGGCCGCTGCCCAAGCGTGTATAGGCCTGCTGACCGCAGGAACCCAAACTTCAACATTTCCTCCGCCTAGGCAATCAATCGCATTTTGTGACACATTGTCTCCGGCATAGGGGAGATAATAGGTGCCTGCTGTTGGGTAAGTAATTGTCCCGTCAGTCATGTCACCAATGGTCAACTCAAGTTCGTCGCTGCCATAGGTTCCCCATGAATATCCATTCACAGTGGAAAGACCATTGTATCCGGCGCATAGGTCGGCATTGTATGGCGAGCAGCCGACCATTACCGTTGCATTGCTAGAAACTGGAGTGGCCGGCGACGACTTCCCTGTTACTGCAAGGCAAGAAGCTTGATAAGCTCCACCAGGAAAACTCCAGCACTCGCAAGGAGTGCTGCCTGTCCCGTCGTCTGGATCAATCCTGACAGATAAAGACGACAGATCAAAAGAAGCCGAATAATAAAAAGAGTTTTGCAAAACCGTGTAGTCTGATGGCAAATAAGTTTTGCCAAACTCGGCAACGCCGTTGATGTAAACTTCAACAAACCCGGCAAAAAACTGAATTGTAAAGTTAGTCCTGTTTAGTGCTTCGTTGTAAAACACACGCATGTAACAGTATACGTTAGGGCCGTTTGTGGTCGGCCAAGCCGTCTGCTGATAGTGCCGAAAGTCGCAATCCTCGCTGGCACCACTCTTAAACATTCTGTAAGTCGCGTTAAATCCATCCGCGTAATTTATGCCGCCGTTCCACATATCGCCGCCGACAGCGCATACAGCAGGATTCTCAAACGCAAGGCCTGCTACAGTCATGCTTATAGAATTAAGCGATGGTGAAGGTGGGCACCACGAACCGGTACAGCACGGCCGACACGGCAAGAACATTAGTCGCACTCCGCTGCAATCAGGTACCAAGCAGTCCCGTCACGGGCTATAGCGACTGAACGGCCAGTAACTCCGCTGGCAAGGTCTGCAAAAAGGTTTACTGCTGTCGCTGTATTGGGCGTCGAGGTTGTTGTCACAAAGGTGACGGTTTGTGTGCTGTCTTTGTTCCACGCTGCAGAGCCGTGCGTCGCAATACGAAACACATTGCCGGCAGACGAGACGGCAGGACGACGAAACGTCAGCGCGTTGCCTTTCTTGTCACCTGCCTCGACGGTGCGAACGACGCGGCCAATGCGGTCGGCATCACGGCGTGTGAACGCCACCCGCTGCGTGCTGCTCTTGCCGTCAGGCTTGTTCGCACCAGCCATGTCAGTCCTCGTAGATCGTCAGCACCAGGCGGCTGCCTTCGACTGCAGACTTGGCGGCGTAGTCGCCTGGTGCCAGCCGCATGACGGCGGCCTCGCCGGCCTTGAGCCGCACCGTCTCGTGTAGCGTGTTGCTTACCACGCGGCCAAACGACACGGTGTGAGTCTCAGCCGTTGCCAAAGAGCGAGCAAAGCACACGCCAACGGCACCGAGATTGGCTGTGCTGACGCTGCTGGTGGTCGTGCCAAGCTCGAGCGTCACCGAAGCTACGCCGGCCGTGGCCATGCTGGCTGTCACGCCGCTCGCGGCGAACGACTGCGAGAGCGATCCCTTGGCGATCTGACCATTGATGGTGTATTGAACGTCTGGCATTGCATGTCCTCAGAATGGCGGCGTGCCGAAGTAGGTGTTGAAGTCGACGGCTGGGTTGAGTCGCCTAGTCAGAATGTCTGGCATTCCGCCGGCACCCGGATACAAAAGCGTGCCGTCGCTTGCGAGCGGCTGCGGAAATGCGGCAGCAACGTTGTTGCCTTCGTCGTCCTTGACGTAGGACAACTTTTTCTCGGAACCATCGAGGTAGTGCCAGCCAACGTGCGGCAGCAGCAACGGCCACCCGCTCTGACGGTAGACGAGTTCAACGCTCACTTGCCAGTAGTTGATCTCAATGTCGTTGACGACCTCGGTGGCTTGCTGTGCAGATATGCCAGAGCACTTCCACGAGTAGGCAGCACCGCCAAGGTATGCACCTTGGTTGAGTGCGTTCGTGACCGCCGCTGCGGTAGCCAGCGGAAACGTTGGGCGGTTGCCAGAGATGCTCGCCCGCACCTCTGCTTCCTCGGTCGTCAGTCCCTCGAAGAAGTCACCAGCGGCGTTGACCAGCGGACGCACGTCACCGTTGCCGCTGCCCTCGAAGTAAGTCAACGCCGGAACTTGAGCACCGCCGGTGCTGAAAGACCAAACGTCAGGGCGAGCAAGCGGGTTTGGCTCAAACTCGATGTTGCCCCGCTGAGGAACCTCGTAGCGATACGAGATCGTGGCGTGCCACGGGTCAGGATCGTTCTCGCTTACGCTGCCTTCGATGCAACGGAGGTAGGTGAACTCAGGGTGGTACGCTCCGTGGAAGATGCCTACTGTGTTGAGCATCGACTGATGCGGAGTCTCTGGATCGTCCAGCGTCAACGCATAGCGAATCTCGGCTGTCGGTGCTTCACCGAAGCGATGCTGGAACGTGCGGCCAGCGAGTTCGCGGTATGAGAGAACTGCCATCACGCGGCTCCTACGATTTCGACGGTGCCGCCAAGGGACTGTACCGCACTCCTCAACGCTTGAAGTTCCTTTAGTTGCTTCCTGGCTTCTGTCACGGCAGGGTCTTCCCTGCCTGTTGCCATTGCAAGAACTTGGCTGATACCGCCGCTGCGAATGTCGGACTGCTCTAGTGCTTTCTGGTTTACCTCGGCCAACTTATCAAGCCGGTCTTCCTCAATCTCTGCGGCTTTCTTTGAGTAATCTCGCTGTGCCGCGAGTATCTCATTGTTGAAGTCTTCACTGCGCCCAATGACTTCAGTTCTTTTCCTCGTAGGCATTGAATCGAATGCCGCCTTAGAGGCATCTACTGCTGCCTTTTGCTGCGTGGCGTCTGGCTTGCTTGCGTCGTCTTTTTCTTGCCTGTCCTTAGAAAGTGATTTCTCAAAGTCTTCTATGAACTTGCTCATCGCCCCTTCGAGTTTTCCGGTCTGCCCTTCCACACCAGCCTCGCCAGAAAAAGCGTCGGCTATTTTGTTGGCAGAATCTTCGACTTCCGCCCGCACTTTGGCCTGCATGTCAACGGCAGCGTTAGCCATTTCTTTTGCGCCCTCGACGCCAAACCAGTCAAGAACGTTGTAGAACGCACGAGACAACGCAAGACCAACGTTTTCAAAACTTAAAAAGATCACCTTAAAACTTTCACCTATAGCGTTGAGAACTTTACCAAAGGCTTCAAGCTGAGAAGAAAAAGAAATGTTTGAAGCTGTAAAAGAATCAAAGCCTTGCAACAAGGTGTCAAACATGCCTGCTAGTGTTTTTGCAAACTCAAGCAGTCCTTTTGTAAGCACATCAGCAATACCGCCAGCACCTGCGCCGCCAGTGACTGTAGTGAATGCCTCAACAAAAGAAAGAAATTGCTCCGATATTGCAGTGACGATCGGCGCAAGGTTTGCCGTAACTTGTGCGATAATGCTTTCGATGGTTGTGTAGACCAAACCAAGAGATTGATTCATCGCCGTAATCGCTGAAACTTGATCCGTTGATAGGATAATGCCAAGCTTTTCTGCACGCTCTGCAAGTGCTAAAAAGCCGTCGCCGCCGTCTTTTAGTAATGGCAACAGCATTGATAGGTCAGACGACATCGCCTCAAGGTAGAACGTCATCTCTGACTGAGTAAGGCCAGCTTTTTGCAGGCTGTCGATATACAGTTGCAGTGCTTGCGGCCCGGAAAGATTCTTGAACTGCTCAGCAGTCACGCCAACCTTTGGCGCAATGTTCTCGAAAAAGTCCGCCATTGGGCCGCCGCCCGTTTGCATGAAATCACCGACGCGGTCGTTTACGTCCTTGAGGATGTCGGCCATCTTGTCCTGCTCGATTCCGACAGACTGTGCAGCAAACGCCATGCGTTGCAGTTCACCCACTGATGCATTCGAAACTTGTGCAAGCCTTTGGATCTCGCCGGCTGATTCCCTTACGTTTGCGACAAAGCCGCCAATAGCGTTTGCCGCTGACGTAAAGCCGCGAGTCAGCAGTTTGCCAACCTCAATGGCCACCAGGCCACGCATGGCAGACGTTGCCTGTCGCGTGCTTTTGCTGAGCTTTCCAAGCAGCTTTTCGGTGCGAGTGACGCCGCGACTTATGCCGACCGTGTCGGCCGTCATCTTCATCGCAAGTCCTGGCCCTGCTGCCATCACTCACCTCGCAGCTGCCGTGAGAGTTCTGCCAACGCTGCCTCGTCCTGCAGCCGGTGCCGTGGTGGCTGCTGTAGCGGCACGAAGTCTTCCGGCTTTGGTGCCCGTCCTTTGCCGCTGTAGGGCGCGAGAGCCGCCGACGCTAGCACGCCGGTTTGATGCCATGAATCCGGCAGCGGCATGAAGTAGCGATGCACCGCCATCCACTCGCTCAGCTCTCGGCTGTCCATCGTGTCGCATAGTTGCCGCACCGTAATGCCGAGAGTTGCGGCCAGCCGAAACAGAAAGAGTCTCGATGGCCGCAGGTTCAGTTTTTTGCGAGTTCCTCAACATCGTCGTCGGTCAGCGAGTTGTGCTTCATGGCCGCTTCCCACACGCGTGTGATCACACGTGCCGACTTCTTGGCCAGCTTTTCCACTTCTGCCTGCGAGAAGAGCAGCTCGCCTTTTTCGTCGCACAACACACGCTGCAGGAACTTGCTGCGGAAGTTGGAAACGCCCCTGTCTTTGTTGACCATCCACTCGTTTTCGTAGCTGTCACGCTCGCCGACGGTCATCACTCGCACGAATACTGTGCCGCCCCATTCAGGGACAGACACTTCCAAAAGGCCCATGTCGTCGGCTGCGAGAATCTGATCTTTGCTCAGTGCCATCTATACGTCGTCCGTAATGCGAAAGTTGACGGTGTAACTGGTAACGCCGTTACGTGTTGGTGCTACAGCCACCGACTCCCATATTGCATACGTTGTCAAGCCCGCACCGCCGCCGCTGACAACCAACTC